ACGGCCGCGGCGATGTCGGCGTGCTTGGGTTCGTGAAAGTCGGAGGGGATAAGACCCTCGGGCAAAGGGAGGGCGTCACGGAGAAGGACGCCGAGGAGGTGACGTTCCGCGTCTAGGGCGGCGGGGAGAGGCATAGGGAGGGAGGTTAGTGCCGATGTGCGGTCGGCTGGTCAAATCTTTAAACCTTACGGCGTGGAGGCGGTCCGAAGTGGTCCACTAGCCGGAGGCGTTTCTTCGTGACGATGCGGAAGCGTTTCTTAACGAGCACCCCGATCTTGATGGCCCGCTCGATGTAGATGCTGGCGGTGTGGGCGGCGCCTAACTTCCATTTGTGCTGCCACTGCTCGCGGGTCAGGAAACCTTTGTCAGGCTTCTGGGCCTTCATGTTGATGTCCGCGATCACGGCGCGGAGCACCGGGTCGGAGTTTGCCCTGGTGTAGAGGAGCGTGTTCCCTTTGCGGCTCATCGGCTCTTAGGGGTGAAGGTCTTGATATCTGTCTGCCAGTACCACTTCCCGTCCCCCAAGCGATGGATTATCCAGGCCTTCCATTCCCGGTCCTTGAACCAGCCCGCCACGAAGCCGTTGTTGTGCTTGGCGGCCGACAGGGTGTTCTCGCTGTAGTCGAGGAGGTCGAGCTGCGCGAGGGCGGGGGCCATGTAGGCGGCGCCGCGTCCGAACTTGGGGAGGTTGACCTGTTGCCCGGTGTGACCGTGCCCGCAGAGGAACAGGCCGCCCTCTGTACCGTAGAACATGCCCATCTTCGTGAGGTCGCTGCCGATGCCGTGATGGCCGGTGATGGGGCCGATGCGGAGCGGCTTGTCGCGACGATAGGGGAGGATGACCTTTGCTCCTGCCTTGCGGGCGGCGCGGTTGATGTCGGCGAAACGGTCGGAGCAGAAGTCGCGGACGACGGATGACTGATGAGATCGGGCCAAGGCCTCGAGGCGGTATTCGTGATTGCCCCAGAGGACGTGCGTCGGTCGGAAGCGGCCGAGGAAGTCCTTGCCGGCGGTGAGGTCTTCCTGGATAGAGCGGACACCTTCCATCTCGTTCATCGCCCCCTTGCGTAGAGCGGCGCAATCGAAGTGGTCTCCGCCCCCGATGCGGATGTCCGGCTTGAAGTCGGCGCAATAGGCATACAGCGCTGCGAGGCTATCCGGGCAGGCGAGTTCGCCGTGGTTGTCGGAGGCCCAGACGAACTTGGTGATCTTACTCATTAGCGGGTTTCGGGTTTTGGAGGTAGGCCTTCGCTTCGGCGTAATGCTTCAGGAGGGCGTCCCTTCTTTTGCGGGCGGCGGCAAGGTTGTCCCCTAGGGTCTCGCGAACATCGAGGCCATCCTTACGGAGACGGAAGTACCAGAGGTTCCCGAGCTTCTGGAGGTTGCGGTTGGGTGACTGGGGGCGGTCGTACTGGGGACGTTCGCCGTTGCCGTACTTCATGTTCGACGGGCACGACGCGAGGAAGTCGGCGCGCTCGCGGGAGATGCCGATGCGGGCCGCCCAGGCGTAATCCTCTTCGGTGAGGCGCCTTGGGTCGGGCTTCGGGCTCATAGGTTCCAGCTGAGGGCCAAGTGTCTCCCCTCGTTCATTATGTGATTACGGGAGTTAGGGGCGAAGACGTATTCCTGATCGAAGGAGTGCTCGGCCTTCAGTTCGCAGATGCTGTCGAGCTCCTCGTCGTTCGCCGGGCCGACGCCGGCAGTGGAGACGAAGACAGTGCGGACCTTCCAGCCACGCTCCCAGAGGATGTCCTGGCAGACGCGGACCTCGTTGAGGTAGCGAAGGTCGGAACAGACGACGGTCTCGGGGGCGAGTTGGTCGGCGCTCATCTGGATCGGCGTGTAGTTAGCGAGGTTCTCGGCGAAGACGTTGACGTTCAGTGAGCGGGCGAAACGGCCAAGGGTGACGAGCACGTCCCGATGTTTCACTTTGAAGGGCTCCGAGTGAAAGTCCCCTTCTAGGTTGAGGCTCCACATGAAGTCATTGGCCGCGTCTTTCAGGTGGTCGGCGAAGTTCGTCTTGCGGGCGGGCCGCTTCGCCCATTCGAGGATGCCCGTCGCGAGGCAATCCTTCCCGGCCCGGGCAAACCCCGAAATCAGGACGAGAGTCGGGGCTGCCATAGTGGTCATTAGGCGGTGGCCTGAGCGGCGCGGGCTCGCTTGGCTAGTTTGGCGGCGATGCGAACCTGTCGCCCGGAGATGCCTAACTTGCGGCGGATGCGCCGATGGGACAGGTCGGGCGCCTTGAGGAGCGCCTCGATGATGCCCTGCCGCAGCTTGAGTCGGTTGTCCATCAGAAGGGCGGGTTCGCGTCGTCGATGGCGGGGGTGTCGTTAACGACGGGCTTCTGGCTACCGCGGGGATAGATGAAGTCGTAGTTATACCAGGTCTTCCCGGTCTTACCGACGCCGGTCTTCTTGATCTCAATCCCGATCAGGCACGTCTGGAGGAACGCCGGGCGCATGAACTCGATGAACTCTGCCTCAGAGCAATCCGTACGGAGGAGGTCTTTGTCTTCGGCCCAGCCCCCGCCGAACTTGGCGCGGAGAAGGTTGAGGGACTTGGGGCTCTTGCTGCTGAACTTCTTGCGCAGGCAGTTCCCCTTGTCGTCGCGGAAGAAGATGGGGTAGGAGATGGTCCCGGTCGGAACCTTGGTGTCCCAGTCCACGTCCTGGATGAACTTCCCGAACTTGAGGGGGAAGATTTTGAGCTTATATGTGCCGGCGACGGAGATATCCGTCAGGGGGGTCTGTTCGTTGTTGGGTTCCATGTTATGCGAAGTTGATAGGGGTGGCGGCGGAGGTCGGCGCGTTGAGGTCGATGGTCTGGATCTCGTCAGGGTAGCCGGGCCACTCGCCCAGAGCGGAGCACGACTTGTAGAGGGTCACGGCCTTCTCGAAGTCGGCGACTGCGTAGGACGTGAGCTCAGGGCCGAGCTCATAGACGGCCGTCGCCATCGTTTCCTTTTCGATGCAGGCGAAGCGGAAGCCGCGGGGGCGTTCCTTCGTCTCGATTTCGTAGACCGTGCGGTAGAAGTGTTGCTGGAGGTTATAACGGAACGAGCGCACGGCGGCGAGGAACCCCTTGGGTGATGCGTCGAGGCAGCTCTTCAGGTCCCAGAGATAGCCGTCCTCGGAGACGAGGTCGATGGCCGACTTGAGTGGACATCCGCAGTAGTCCACGGTGTACATCACTTCAGCCCGGGCGATGGTGACCTTGTGCTTCGCGAGGAGATCGCGGGCGGCGCTGCTCATCTGCTCGACGGTCAGGGCGTCCTCGGCCTTGAGGATGGTCTTACCTTCGTTGAGGGTGGCGAACTCGGCCCAGGCGGCCTTGCCCGAAGTCGTCCTGCGGTCGATGCCTTCGGGGGCGGTGGCGTAAAGCGAACCGTAGAGCTCAGGCTGGAGCACGGCGCAATGGATGGCCGAGCCGAGGATCAGGGCGGGCGTGGGCTCGCGGTCCTGCTTGAGGTAGGCCTGATAGTGAAGGCCGGACTGGATAAGGGCCTTCGCCCCGGAGTAATTCAACGCCACCGTGGCGTCGTAGGTTTTGCGGTCTGGGATTTGCATGTGCGTCGTGTGGGTGAAAGGGTCAGAGGGCGTCGTCTTCGGGAGGGCTGTCCTCCTCGACTTGCGCCGATAGCCGGTTGCAGAGGTCGAGCGCATGGTCGGCAGCCAGGGCGATGCGGTCGAGATGATTGCGAAGGGTTCTTTCATTCGCCACGATGACCTTGAGGCGGTCATAGAGGGGCTTGATGTGATAGGCCTCCTCGATGGCCTCGGGGTCGAGGGCGGCGGCCTCGGTGCGGGCGGCATGGACGCAGTCGTCGAGACGGCCCGCGTCGGAGATCAGGTCTGCGGCTCCGTGCTCCGGGCACATGGCGCCGATTTCGGACGTCAGCTGCGTGAGGAGGTTTCGCATGTGTTCGCGGTTGGTCATTTGATGAGATGTAATTCTTTGATTTCGCCGTTGGGCGAGGAGGTGAAGAAGCGGACTTGGGAGCGCTGGAGGGACGGGAACGTCTTGCGCTTCCATGCGTTCAGGTCGGTCAGGAAATCGGCGGACTTGCGGGCGGTGAACTCGACGTAAGGGTAGCCGTCGAGGAGGAGGAGGAGGGCGTACTGCTTCGGCACGGTGGCGGCGATGCGCTCGATGCCCTTGGGAAGGTCGCTCATGCTTGTCCTCCCTTTTCATTCTCAAGCCTGCGGCGTATTAATTCGTCGTCCTCTGGAGATAAGACATAACTGGCGCTGATGGTCTCTGTAACTGATGCTTTACGGGCCTCCTGCCATTCGGTGATGCTAGAGGGGAGCGGGTCGTTGCCGTAGACTTTGCGGCCGAGGGCGGCATAGTGGAAGGCGAGCAGATCACCGGCTTTTCGGAGGGTCTTGTTCTCGCCCTGTAGTTCGGCGATGCGCTGCACGAGCTTGGCCTCGACTGGGATGGCCTTCATACGCTGCTCCCTAGCCAGTTGGGCGACCCTTTCCTCCAGGGCCTTGATTCGGTTCTCGTAGTAGCTCATTTGCCGAAGCGGGCTTCCTTCCACTTGGCGATCGTGGCGGTCATCACGGCGCGGGAGATCTGGCAGGTAATCATGCCGGTGCCGAGGATGTCCTCCATTACCCGGGAGAGTTCGTTCCCCGCGTAGCGGAGTTCGCCGATGGTCTGGG